AGCATTGGCAGGGCCAACCGCACGACCTGATCTACATTGACGAAGTGGTGCAGAATCGCGAGTTTCAGGTGCGCTTTCTGATGGGCTGGAACCGCACCACCACCGAGGGCCAGCGCTGCCGGGTGGTGTTGGGCTCGAATCCGCCGACCTCGAGTGCCGGCATCTGGATTATCAAGATGTTCGCGCCGTGGCTCGATCCACGCTATCCGCGGCCGGCCGAGTACGGCGAGCTCCGCTGGTGCGTTACAGGACAAGACGACTCTGGCAATACCTTCGATCAGTGGGTCGAGGGCCCCGATGCCCAGGTCCCAAGTGGCAAGTTTAACGATGACGGCACGCCGAAAATGCTGATCCCGCTGTCGCGGACCTTTATTCCAGCGCACTTATCCGACAACCCGTTCCTGCGTGACACCAATTACGCCGCGCAGCTGGATGCGCTGCCCGAGCCATTACGCTCTGCCATCCGTGATGGCAACTTTATGGCCGCGCGCAAGGACGAGACCGATCAGGTCATCCCGATGGCATGGGTGCACGGCGCGCAAAACCGCTGGATGGAGGCCAGTGGCAAGCCACCAAGCGGGGTGCCGATGTGCGCCATAGGCGTCGATTGCGCCAGAAGCAAAGACAGGACGGTGCTCGCTCCTCGCTATGACGGCTTTTACCCCGAGTTCATCGTAAAACCGGGAATAGAGACGCCACACGGCCGCGATGTGGCCGCACTGGTGCTCAGACACCGCCGCAACGATGCCACACCGGTCATTGACTGTGGTGAGGTCAACGGCGCCGAAGCATGGGCGCATCTGGATGAAAACGGCATTACCTGCATCCGGCACCTTGGCATCGATAAATCGATCGGCAGGACCAAATCGAAGCATCTCAAATTCTTCAACAAGCGTGCCGAGGTCTACTGGAAATTTATGGAGGCGCTGGATCCCGAGCAAGATCATGGCTCGCCAATCGCGCTACCGGACGATGTAGAACTGGTGGGCGAGCTCTGCGCGCTGAAATGGGAATTGACGCCGCAAGGCATCAAAGTCACGCCGAAAAAGGAATTGGTCAAGGAACTGGGCCATTCTCCCGACAAAGCGGACGCGGTAGTGATGTCGTGGTCGGCCGGTGCAAAATCGATCACACACCTGGGTCAGTGGCGCGACGATCAACGAAGTGGTAATTTTGGCGGCAAGAAACGGCCCAAGGTCAATACCGGGCCGCACAGTCTAAAGCCAAGGAGGCGCTGATGTCAGGACTTGGGAACACCATGGATCGTGCGGGCGGCTGGATTTCCGGCAAGGGTTACATGACCAGCAAAGAGCGCCGTGCCATCGCAAAAGACAAAAGTCAGGCCAAGCTAGATAAGGTCTACGCTGGCGCCGACATGCCCGATTCAGAACTGATCCGCCGCAATGAACGCCGCAAAGCGGCTGGCCGGCGTGGCTCACGCATGCGCAATGTCTTAACAGAGGACTTACTGGGATGACTAGAAAAACCGAAATTATTTTTGTTAAGGCTGTTCTCCAAGGCCTCGGCACCATCAATTCTGACCGCGGCGTCGGTACTGGCAAGGACTTTTCATGCTTCCTGGACGTCACCGCGAATGACGGCACCGCCGAGACGCTCGATGTTCACTTTGAGGAGTGGGATCAGGCTTCCGAAAAGTGGTATGCCATCGCCGGCGCTGTGTTCGCGCAGGCCACCGGTGTCACCAGCGAGCGCATTACATTCTCGGTGAATGCTCTAAGGTTGCGTTGCGTGCAGGTCATTGGCGGCTCGGCTACGCCAACATTCGATTTCACCGTAGGCGGTATCGGAACAGTTTGATGAGACCGCAAGACATCTCCATCAGAGCAGCCTCGCTGTTCTCAGACCGCAAGGCCATCACAACGCTATGGCAAGAAATCGCAGAAAACTTCTACCCGCAACGTGCGGACTTTACGATCCGCCGCTACATTGGCGAGGAGTTCGCAGAGCATCTGTACTCCTCATATCCAATCCTGGTGCACCGGGATCTGAGCAATTCCTTCGCCGCTATGCTGCGGCCGAGGGCAAAACCGTGGTTTGAGATATCGGTCCATGAGGAGGACTCGCTCTCCCATGACGCGAAAAGCTGGTTGGCGTGGGCCACCAAGCGCATGCGCCAAGCGATGTATGACCGGCGCGCGCAACTGATTCGAGCGACCTCCGAGGGCGATGCCGACTTTGCCGCCTTCGGTCAGTGCATCATCACCCGCGACATCAACTGGAAAAGCGCTGACGGGCCGCACCTGCTGTATCGGTGCTGGCATCTGCGCGATGCCGGATGGGCCGAGAACGCCGAGGGGCAACTGGGTGAGATTTATTTCAAGTACGAGCAGACCATTAAGCAGCTAAAAGAGGAATTTGGCGAGGACGCCCTGCATCACAATCACGCCAAGGTCACCACGAAAAGCAACCTGAAAACGGTCAAGTGCATGCGCTGCAGCATTTCGACCGATGTCTACCAAGGCCAGAATGGTGCGGGTGAGGGCTACCCTTGGATCGTCGTATATCTGGACATGGACAACCAGCACATCATGCAAGAACATGGGGTGTGGAGCCACGGCATCACGCTGCCACGCTGGCAGACGGTCTCTGGCTCTCAGTATGCGTATTCTCCGGCTTCCGTGGCCGGGTTACCGGACGCTCGGCTCCTGCAGGCCATGAGTTTAACCCTTCTCGAGGCCGGCGAGATGTCGGTGCGTCCACCTATGATTGCGACTCAGGACGCCATTCGCAGCGATATTCAGCTGTACTCTGGCGGCATAACCTGGGCCGATGTTGAGTATGACGAGCGCAAAGGCGATGTGCTGCGGCCGCTGAATCAGGACAGGCGCGGCTTGCCGATGGGCTTCGAGAACGCCGAGCGGCAGATGAACATGCTGGCCGAAGCGTTCTATCTGAACAAATTGACGTTGCCGCCCCCTGAGGGCGACATGACAGCATTCGAGGTTGGCCAGCGCGTTGAGGAGTATGTGCGACAAGCGTTACCGCTATTTGAACCCATGGAGCATGAATACAATGGTCAGCTTTGTGAGGACACTTTCGACGCCCTACTCCGCGCTGGCCACTTCGGATCCCCTGACGACATGCCCAAGGATCTATCCGGGCGTGAGATTCATTTCAAATTCATCAGCCCATTGCACGATGCGATTGAGCGTAAAGACGCCGCCACGTATCTCGAATCGGCCGAGCTCATTGAGCGGGCCATGGCATTCGATCCGAACGCAATGGCGCATTGGGATTCGGGTACTGCTCTGAGGGCAGCACTCGAGGGCATTGGTGTAGATCCACGGCACATGCGCTCACCGCGACAGGCTGCCCAGATCATTCGCTCCAATGCTGAACAGGCTCAGGCCGAGGAACAGGTCGAGATCGCTAAATCAGCCGCAACAGCCGATAGGGAATTAGCCTCCGCGGAGAAAAACCGAGCTCAGGCAGCAGCAGCGTAATTGACAATCCGAGATAAGATCTCCGAGTGCTTACCGCACAAGGATCCGCTGACACCGCCCGACTACACCGAGGCTGAGGTTCAATCGCTTCGGGCAGTCCATGGCGGCACGGCGTCCTCGCGTCAGCAGCGCATGTCGCTGGATTTCCTGATGCGAGCCTTCGCCACCTACGACACATCGTTCCGACCAGAGAATGCGCACCTGACTTCCTTTTGTGAGGGTAAGCGCTGGTGCGGTACACTCATCGTCCACATGCTCCATCAGGCGACAACAAAAACCGATCCCGATAAAATCGCAATCCGAAAACTAGAGGTAGATCCCGATGCCAGACCCGATAATCGATGACCCAACCACAGTGCTCGATGGCCAGTGGTACGACACCATGGTCCCTGAGTCCGATGACAACTCCGCGCGCCGTGAGATGCTCTCAGGCTACGAGACCCAGGACGCATTTTTCGATGCTCACCACGAGGCCGTCAACGCTGACTGGCGCAAGGGCATTGCCGGCGATGACGACAAGTTTCTGAGTAAACTCAGCAGGTTTACCGAGGCGAGCGACTTCGGCAACGCCTACCGCGAGGCCGAGCAGAAGATCCGCGCCGGCAACCTGGGACCGACAGCGCCCGGGGCCGAGGCGACCGACGAGGAGATCAGCGCGTATCGCACCGAGATTGGTGTGCCGCTCGAGGCCGCGGGCTACCTCGAGGACCTGCCAGATGGGCTGGTGGTCGGAGAGAACGACAAGGAGCTCATGGAGGATTTTATGGGCGCCATCCACGAGATACACGCTTCTACACCTTTCGCTCACAAGGCAATCGAGTGGTACAACGGCCTCGATGAGCGCATGCAGGATGCGCGCATGGATCGCGACACCGAGCAATCCAAGGAAGCAACCGACGAGCTCCGTGATGCGTGGGGCAAGGACTACCGCACCAACATGAACCTGATAACCGGGCTCCTGAAATCGACCTTTGGTGATGAAGCCAGCGACATGCTCGTCAATGGCCGCTTCAAGGACGAGACTGGATTTTTCAACAATGTCGGCGTGATGAAGGGCTTTGCAGAGCTCGCTCGCAAGGTCAATCCGATCGCGCCGCTGATCCCCAATGACCAGAAAGCGGTGGCCAGCCTGCACGAGGAAATTGCTCTCTACGAGGGCAAGATGGGCACCATGGAATACAAGAAGGACGAAAAGATGCAGGCTCGACTCCGCGAGCTATACGATATACGATCCAACCTCGACGAGGCGGACGCAGCATAGGGAATTGCTATGGGCACACTGAGAGATATGGTTGCAAAAGCGCGCGGAGTCGGCGGAAGGAGTGGTACGCCGCTGTCGGCTGCATTGACTGGCATCAACAAGCGCCGCAACCCCGCAACTGGCTCTGAGCGAGACCCTGGCGGTGACGAGCTCCAGCCTCCAAGCAGGCCCCGCCGGCCGGCAAGGCCACCACGGCAACAGCGGTTAGGCGGTGTTCGCACACCACTGAGTCGATAATGAGTTTCCTGCAAGGCGACAAGGGCGGCCATTTCTTCGGCCCTGCGTCATTCGCGTACCTGAAAGGCAAGAGAAAGCGTGAGGGCAAGGAATTCAAGGAAAAGCCCGGGTTCTCAGACACGAAAATGCTGGATCCGGATACCGGCCAGCCGATCAAGCGAAGGAAAAAGAAATATGGCGTTAAGTCCGTTTTTAAGGACGTAGCCAACCCGCTCCGGAATTTCTTTTAAGGTGACACCATGGCTGAATATGCACCCCAGAAAAACTACACGACCGGCAAACGTAAGGGCTCTAACGTGGTCACACCGCTGAATCCGCGTAAGAAAAAACGTAAGGCTACGACCGGCGGCACGAAACACGCTATTGCATCTAAGGGCGGCTCGCTGTAGATTCGAGCTACCACGACCCAGACTGGCCAACCCGCAAGGCCCCCGGTCGAACCCCCGGCCCCCTGCCGGCAACGTGAGGCCCCGAAAGGCCAACCCTCACGAGCCCAAGCAGGCTAACCCGATAAGTGGAAACGGATATTTCACTAACTTGGGAGAAGCCTCATGGCTGAAACTGCGTTTCAAATTCAATACCGACAGGAATTTATCCACGGTTTTGAACAACTGGTGTCCCTGATCCGCGGATTCACGACAACCGAATCCGTCATCAAGGGCAACCAAGCGACGTTCCTCGTCGCAGATTCCGGCGGCGCCACCGCGAAAACACGCGGCGTCAATGGCCTTATTCCGGCTCGCGGAGATAATCTCTCTCAACCAGTGGCAACATTGGTCGAGTGGCATGATCTCGTTCGCAAGACGGATTTCAACATCTTCGCATCGCAGGGCAACCAGCGCGCGATCATGCAAGCTACCTGTATGGGCGTCATCAATCGCAAGATTGACCAGGACGTATTCGGGGAGCTCGCAACCGGCACCGTCAACATTGGCGGCGCGGTCGTAGCTGACACGCTCCGCACCCTGCGGTCAAAGACCGTCCTTGGCAATAACGATGTGCCATGGGACGGCAATATCACGTTCGTCGTGACGCCTGCTTACGAGGCTTACATGATGGGCGAGAATGACTTTGGCTCTCGCGACTTCACCATGAATGGCCCGTTTGACAACGCCGATCCTGCGTGGAGAGACCGTCCTCAGTCATATCGTTGGCTCGGCATGAACTGGTGTGTCCACCCCAATCTCAACGGTGGTGGCGGCGCTGGATCAGCGACCGAGGAAACGTATATGTTCCACAAGTCTGCAATCGGCCACGCTTACAACGCGGACGACTTGGAGATGCGGGTAGGCTTCGACGAGGAACAGGATTATTCCTGGGCCCGTTGCTCGATCTACATGGGCTCACAAATTTTGCAGAACTCTGGCGTGGTGTTAGTCGCGCATGATGGCTCTGCTCTTGCAGCTGCATAGGAGGACTGAATCGTGGCTTACAAACCAGCAAATCTAGTCAACATAGTCCCGCGCCTCGGCACGGGCGACAATCTGGCTGCAGACGATGGCGGCTACTCTGTCGCCCTTTGGTCGTATCGTCAGATCACTGGCGATGACGCCTTGGCGACCATGGTGGCTGACAACTACATCACGGATGGCAACGACAGAGGCCTGAAGGTCGGTGACCTTGTCATTTTCGTGGAGGACACCGTGGACTCGTCGTGGAAGCAGGTCAATACGGTCAGTGCTGCCGGTCTGGTGACGTTTATCACCGTCAGTAACCCGTAGGTCGATTGGCGTAAGGGATCGCTTTGCGCGACAATCTGGGAGCCGGCTCAAATCGGGTCGGCTCCCGTTTGTTTTTTGGAGATCCAAATGTCAGAGAATTCAACAGCAGAAGTGCTCGAGGATCAGCCCGACGAGGCTGTCGAAGATGAAGCACCACAAGGCGCAAAGCCAGTAACAGTATCGCGGTGGGGCCTGCTCGCAGAGCATGCCAATTGCTTCCGCGTTAATTGCAAGGTTGAAACAACTGCCGAGCAATGCATCGATCCGAGCTACTGGGAGCACATAGCTCAGTACCTCGACCGAGGCGATGAAATCCACGTAATGCCTGATGACCTGTCCTGGGAGCTCGTGCTCCATGTGCAGGACACAGGGCATAACTGGGCCCATGTCATCAAGAAAGTGCTCTACGAGCTCGCGCCGTCCGTTGGCCTCGATCAACTCAAGGGTATCTACAAGATCGACTGGGCTGGCTCAACCAAGAAGTTCCGCGTCCAGCGAGAGGGCAAAGAGCTCAAGTGTGGATTTGCAACTGAGGCCCTTGCTCGGAGATACGCGGCGAACCATGAGGGCGCCGTGCGCCGATAGCCGATCAAGGACTGAACATTAGCGCAGGGATGCGCTGGCGAGGAGTAACGAATGACTGACAAGCTGAGTATTTACAACGGGGCCCTGTCCATCGTCGGTGACCGCCGGCTGGCCGACCTCGATGAGAACCGCGAGCCTCGCCACAAGCTCGATGATATCTGGGACAACGATATGATCGATCGTGTCCTGCAGATGGGCCAGTGGAATTTCGCCAAGCGCTCCGCGAAGCTGCAGGCCTCACCCGATGTGACGCCATCATTCGGCTACCAATTCGCATTCGATAAACCGGATGATTTCATTCGGACCATGGCCGTAGCCCATGACGAGTATTACACCACTCCAATCACCCGCTACTCTGACGAGGCAAGCTGGTGGTTCTGCGATCAGGAGGAGATCTACGTCGAATACGTGTCGAATGACATCCAATGGGGCAACGATTTCAGCCTGTGGCCGCCTAATTTCACCGAGATGGTCGAGCACTATATGGCTATGAAGGTGTCGCGCAGGCTGACCGGCATCGACGTCTCAGAAAAGCGACTTATCAGTGAGTGGAAAATGTGGCTGGCCGAAGCTAAAGCAACCGACGCTATGGAATCGCCGGCCAAGTGGGCTCCCAAGGGCGGTTGGGCTCGGTCCCGGCGAGGGTTCCGGCACGGCACGTTCGATCGCGGCAATCGTAGTCAGCTGTTAGGCTGATGGCCGACGAGGTCAGAAATCTGATCGCCTTTAATCGAGGGGTCATTTCCTCTCTAGGGCTGGCGCGCTTGGACCTGCAGCGCTACGGCATGTCTGCCGAAATTCAGAGCAACTATATACCCAGGGTGCTCGGATCCATGATGCTGCGCGTCGGCATGCAGTTTATCGACGCCATGCTCGAGGACACCAATCTGGTCCGCCAGATGCCGTTCATTTTCGAGGAGGACGACAAGGCGCTACTGGAATTCGGTGTCGGCGCCTACCTGAGAGTGCGTCTGGGCGATGTCCTGCTGACGCGGCCCACGGTCGCCACAACGATCGACAACCCAAATTTCACCGGCGCGCCTGATGCGGACGACACAACCCCGCCGAGCGACTGGTCAAACGTCGACGACGCGAACTGCGACTCGTTTGTGCTGGATTTTGAACTGGCGCTGCGCGGATCCGGTGAGGGCTTTGCTCGCTGCTTCCAAACAATCACCGTGGCCGGCCCTGACCAGAGCGTCGAGCACGGCCTGAAAATCACAATCAGCCACGGCCCTGTGCGCTTGCGCGTCGGCTCAACGGTGCAAGGATCCGAATACATCTCTGACACGCTGCTCAACGATGGCGTCCACGAGCTCGCGTTCACGCCGACAGGCGATTTCACCATCGAGCTCTCGAACGATGAGGATTTCAACGCCCTGGTGGGAAGCTGCGACATCTCGACAGGCATCGTCAACCTGACGACCGCATGGTCGACCGAGGCACAGGTACGCTCAGTGCGGTGGGAACAGTCCGGCGACCGCATCTACTGCGCTGCTGTCGATCTACCGCAAAAGGTCATCGAGCGCCGCTTTGACGGTCGCTCATGGTCATATACCGAGTTCGTCACCAATGACGGCCCGTTCCGAGTGCAGAATGTTGGCTCGACCACGCTCGAGGTCAACAAGATCTCAGGCGACTACGACCTCGGCGGTAGTGGCACAGCCGGATTCGCGGTGCTCACGGCCTCCGAGCCTATTTTCAAGACTCAGCATCAGGGTGGTGCGTTCGGCCCCGGGGCCCTGTTCCGCGCCGCATCTGGCGGTCAGGTCGTGACCAATACGTCCTCGGCCGATGACAATACGGCTACTGAGTCGATCCGCGTGGTGGGCTCCGAGGAGGCTCGCTCGTTTGGCATCATTATCGAGGGCGTCTTTAACGCCACGGTGTCGCTGCAATTCTCATTCACCAATCTGACTGGCTCATGGAACGATCAGGGCACCGAGTTCACGGTGCCGGTCTCGACCACGTTTACCGATGGGCAGGACGGCACGATTATCTATTACCGGCTGATCGTCAAGACGGGCAACTGGACCTCCGGCGATGCCACCATGACGCTGAACTACACCGGCGGCTCGATACAGGGTATAGCCCGCTGCTTCGAGCGGGTGGACGATGAGAACATGCGGGTCCACATCATCAAGTCCTTTGGATCGATAGAGCCCACGACAGACTGGTGGGAGAGCGCGTGGTCTGGGTTCCGCGGCTTCCCGACCTCGGTGGCTATACACGAGGGCAGGCTTGCCTGGGCTGGACTGGAACGCCTCTGGATGTCCGTCTCTGATGACTTTGAATCTCACGATGACAACGTCGAGGGTGCCTCGGCGCCGATCTCGAGGACCATTGGCTCAGGCGCGATTAAAGTCATCAATTGGATGCTGTCACTGGCGCGCCTGATGTTGGGGACGACCGAGATCTCCGCGAATGTAGCGGCGCAGAAAATGGACGGCAATAACCCGCTGTCAGTCAGGTCCTCGAATTTCGACGAGCCGATTACTCCTTTCAATCTCAACATCAAGACGACCTCCTCGCGCGGCGTGTTTATCGATCGCACTGAGCAGCGTCTCTTTGAGCTCCTCTACGACATCGATGTGCAGGACTTCAAATCGAGTGACCTGTCGATCTTCGCGCCTGATTTCAACGTCGCCGGCGTCGTGCAGATCGCGGTGCAGATGAAACCGGATATCAGGATCCATTGCGTCCGCGCCGATGGCACTGTCGGAATGCTGGTCTACGCCCGGGGCGAGAATGTATTGGCGTGGGTGGATGTGGTGCTCGGCGGCCCGGGCAACTGGTGCATCGAGGATGTGGCGGTACTCCCGGGCACCGTCGAGGATCAGGTTTACTACACCGTTAAGGCCTTCAACGCCGTGGATGGTGAGGAGCGCTACCTGATGAAATGGGCGCTGGAATCGCAAGCTATAGGCGGGCTGGACAACTATATGTCTGACGCTTGGTTCCAGTATGACGGTGCCCCGATCAATACCCTGACCGGTGTCGATCATCTGGCCGGCCACACGGTCACGGTCTGGGCAGACGGCGTCTACGTGGGCGATGCGGTGGTATCTCAGTTTGGCTCACCGGGCGAGGTTGACCTGTCCGTCTTTACCGGAGCTCCATTCTCAAACGTCATCGTCGGCCTGCAATATACCGCTCAGTACAAATCGACCAAGCTCGGCAACATCCAGGGTATCGGTTTGCTCGAGCGCAAGAAGGTCAACCGCATCGGATTTATCGCTGAAAACCTGCACCGCTTTGGCATCCAGTACGGGCCCGACTTTGATAATCTGTCCGATCTTCCCGGCGTCGAAAAGGGCCAAACTGTTACGGACGACACTATTTACGAAACCTATCACGAGGACGATTTCCCATTCGGAGGCGAGTGGAATACCGATTCAAGAATATGCTTGCAATCAGAGAGCCCCAAGCCAGCGACGATTTTGGCAGCAGTATCGATCTACGAGTCAGTGGAACACGCCGACCGTCGCTCACGCTAAGGCCAGCCAGCGCTGAGGACATCGTTGAATTTTACGGTGAGCCGTATCAATTCTCCGTGCGCGCCATGGTGGTGTGCATGGACGGTGAGGTCGTCGGGGTGGTTGGCGTTGCCAAGGAAGTCGACTACGGTAAGTTTTTTTCCGACTGGAAGCCTCGCCTGCAGCCATACGTCAGATCGATTACAGTGTGGCGAGCGATCAAGGGCGCAATGGAATATGTGCGGAATTATCGCGGGCCGGTGATGGCGGTATCTCAAGATTCTGAGGGCTGCGTGGTGTTGCACCGGCTCGGGTTCACTCACCTACAGGGAGTGTGGTACGGATGGCTTGGTTAAAAGCACTAACGGCAGCTGGCGGCGCGGCATTTCAGGCCTATCAGGGCGAAAATGCCAAGCGCGAGGAGGAGCGGGCCTACCGCGAAGCCGGCCATCGACGTATGGCAGCCGGCACCCGCGAAGTTCAAGAAGCTGTTCGCGCCAAAGCATTCATGGCATCCCGGGCCCTGGCTATCGCCGCGGCAAACGGCGGCGGTGTCGACAATCCCGGCGTGGTGAAGATGATTGGCGACCTCAATGCCGAGGGCGAGTACCGCGTAATGTCGCGCTTGTGGGTGGCACAAAACGATTACGATGGCATGATTTTCCGCGCTGATGCGGCCATTCGAGAACGAAAGGCCATCAGGACTGCAGGCATGGTCAACGCTCTCACCGGAGCCGTGAATTCATACTTTGGTGGCGCACAACAGGGCAGCAGCACTGACGCCGGCAGCGAGGCAGATCTGGCTCCTGACCAATATGATCTCAGCGCAAACCGCGCTCGCTATGGCGGCACTGGTGAAATGTCGATCAATGAGGAGGGCCGGCCGTACTCGCCAATACCGGGTTACAGTCCTCCGAAGCTAGATTGGAGGAGGTAGATGGTTGCACTTAAAAATTTCCGCGTTGATTCATTTGTCTCGGGGCTGGCCGTCAAGGCACCGGTCCTCGTTGCAACCGATGGGCCGATCACGCTCGAGGGCATCCAGACCGTCAACAGCCGTGCGCTTGTAGCGGGTGACCGGTGTCTGGTCAAAGATCAGGCCGATCCGATTGAAAACGGTGTCTACAACGTCGAGAGCTCGGCGTGGCAGCGCGCTGGTGACATGGATGGCAACCGCGACATCGTGGGCGGCACCGTGGTCCCTACCTACCGCGTGTCAGACGGCGTGTTCGTGTACTGGATTATCGCCGGCGACGGGGTCGCGCTCGAGCCGGACGTCGATGCCCTGAATTTCTCGATCTACTACGATCCGGCCGCTGGTGCCGGCGTGGTGCTGCCGGTCTCAACGGTCGAGCTCTCATCACTGGCGGCTGACAATGCCGGTGGTTGGATTGAGGTCACAGGCGTCAGGGTTCAGGACGCGACCGATAGCCTCTACCTCGACGGCAATCTCATCATCACCGATGGCGGATCCGGCAACCCTACCCTGCAGGTCACGGCCTCCGGCGGCGATCATTTCACGCTCGTCACGACCAATGGCTACTACGTCGATTTCAACCCGACCGTCAGATTCGATTCACCTGAGCTCTACATGCTCGAAAAGGCCGCTGCCGGTGCAGATCTTGTTGGCTATGGTCAGTGGTGGGTGCGCTCCTCGGACGACGCGCCGATGTATACGACCGAGGCCGGCGTCGACTCCGTGCTGAACTCAGCGCCGTCATTCGCTGCGCCTGTGGTGCTGCTCGATGACGAGGAACTACAGTTTGGAACCGGCACGGATCTGATAATGGACTGGGACTCTGCCGCTGGCGAGTTCCATGTGACGCCTGTCGCCGCCGACAGCGTGTTCGATTTCAAGTTGAGCCAGATCCTCCGACTCGGAAATTTTGGCAGCGGCCACGTTGATATTCAAAATCAGGGCATCCTCGCGCTCAATCTTCTGGTTATTTCCAAATCAGGCGGTACGTCGAGCGTGTCGTATGAGGTCGGTGCCTGGAACCACAACGACAACCGACTCATTCGTCCACTGCTGGACGATTATGCGATAAAGCACGTTACGGCTGGCTCGGTCGCTGGCGTCATGGACATCGATTTTGAGGATGGCAACAGCCACTTCCTGACGCTCACCGAGAATGTCAGCACCATGACGATCTCTAATCCTCCCGCCACAGGCCGGCTCGGCATCATTTATCTCGAGATCCTGCAGGACAACCCTGCGCGCACGATCGCATGGGCGGCCTCGATAACGTGGCCCGGTGGCACCCCGCCAAACCTGACGGTTGTGGGTGCGACCTACCTCGTCGATCTCAGGACGCGAGACGCTGGCACCGGATATCTCGGCACGTTCTATGAGGACTTCTCGTAATGGCCAAGCTGCCGAATGTTCTGGACTACGGGGGTCGTGAGAGCCTGCGCTCTGGGCGGCTCGATATGCCCGGTAAAGAGGGCCAGATCCTTGCCGATGCGGTATCCAATGCAGCGAACACGGTGGTCAGTCTGGTCGATCAGAAAATGGACCGAGACAACCGGCTGCAGTTTGCGCTCACCAAGGACGCTCTCACCAAGGCCGACATAGCGGCGCGCGAGGCCCTCAAGGACCGGCGGGATTTCGAGAATTTCGACGAGGATTACCAGAAAGCCTATCAGGAGAGCGCCGATAAAATTCTGAGTGAGCACAAGCTGACCAAGTCGGATCGGGCGTTAGCGACGGCCGAGTCGGATCTCACTCGTGCCCAGGGTCGTATCTATGCCGGAGATCTGGCCAGAATTTACCGTCACGACAAAGAGCGCGCGGACATCAATCAAATCCTGTTGGATGGCCTCGAGGAAATAGCGCTATCGCCACCAGAATTGCAAAACAAGATCATGGAAAACAAGCTCGACGCCATTATGGCTGGAGTGACCACAGGGGCCTACACCGAGGAGCAAGCCCTCGCTAAGGCTCAGGCGTTCGCCACAGCGGCAGCCACGCAGTCTCTCGAGGTTATGGATCCAGAGATCCGGCTGGCCGAGCTCGAGCTCACCAAGGCGCACCGCAAAGCCCGCGGGCCGATCACGAGGGAGGAGATATTTGAGGGCGGAGGCTCAGGCTCTATCGGTGATTTCCTGACCCTGCACGAAATTCAGGACATGATCGACGACACCGAAAAAGAGATCGAAATTGAAGTAACTCAAGGGCTCGCGTTTGCCGCCTCCGATGCCGCGTGGCTCGAGTTTCCAGATCCATCGCAGACCGCCGAGCGTCGTACATTTATCGCTGAGTTCGAGGACATTGCTGAGAATCCAGATGCTCGCAAAGAGGCGCTGATCCTTAGCGGCCAAAGGGCCAGCAGCATTGAAGCCGGCAAGGGCCTGAAACGAGCCAATGCGTCACGGACGCTCGCCAATGCAATCTTTGAAGGCACGATCGATGAGAATGGACTGCCGCGCGCATATGCCATCAGCGAGCTAGATGCAGCGCTGCTCGCAAGCCTGAATAGAGCGGAGCAACAGGCAATTCGCAAAATGGCGAATCGTAGGGCCGATGGCTTTGAGTGGGCCGAGACAACGTCATGGGAGGCTCGCAATCTGTGGGACAACATGACGCCATCGCAGAAAGCTGCCACTGATTTCGACGGTTTCATGCGGGCAGATCAGGACGCCCCAATGGAGCCCGGTGAGAACGCAATCCATTGGCGGTCTGTGGTTGACGTTGACCGCGCTGAATATATGTCAGCTGACCAGGGCCAATCGAAAAAGGGCCTCGCTGGCAGCGGCTACAACGGCCTGAGCCAAACACAGGTCCTCACTGACACCCTGATTGCGTCAGACTTCTTCGAGAAGAAGCCCGGGAACAGCAAGGGCGAGCAAGGAGACCGTGAGCGATGGGCGAGAATCTCTGACGCCTACAACCGCGCGCTGATATCGGCCGACAAGGCCGGCAGGCATATCGATGACGAGGCCGCTCTCGAGATCCTCGGCAAGGTAATGACGCACGAGGTATTTACGACAAAGGGCATGCCAGATAAGCGCCGACTATTTGCTGGCGTGCCGGTCGAGCTCTACGAGGAGGCTTACATCCCGCTGAATGAGAAGGTGATGCTAGGCGGTGAGAGAACGACCATTTACAACAGGATCCCGGTGCCTGACAAGTATGGCGGCGACGGCAAGAGCTACATTGCCTACAAATGGATAAAGGACACCATGACGTCATTCACTGGCGAGCCCAGTCAGCGAGACATCGAGGAGGCTTGGTTCTATCTGGTAACCCAGGGTTGGGATGCGGCCTACGGTCGTATGGTTGGGAAAATCGATCCAAGGACCGATGAGCCGTATTAAATGTCGACGACCGAGGAAGATCTCCGAGAGCAATTTGGCCTGACTGATTTCGAGCAGGACGTAATCAACATGCGGGCCAAAGAGCGGCTCAATGTTGGCAATCAAAACCTGCCAGATCCAGACCGCTCGGCGCGCATGCTCTCCGTCGCCGGCCGTACTGGCTTGCCGTTTGAAGTCATCTCAGCTGGTGAAACACTCGAGGGGCTCGAGTCCGCAATCGAGCAAGAAGATTTTGACGCTCAGAAGTGGTTGGACGACTCCCCTGCATTTGCTGAATTTGCCGCTAAAAATCCATACGCGCTATCGGTCCTGAAACACGACGCTGAGAATCTCAGCTGGTTTGAGCGCGAGATATCGCGGCCACTAAGCCTCTCCACTCAGAGCACCATGGCACAGGTAGAGCTCAACGAGATTGGCGATCGCCGTGCCCAGGGCAGGGAACGCTGGCTGGACACCGACGAGGAGAGAATGGAGCTCCTCGAGGGCCGGATTCAGGAGCACAACTTTGGTGCATCCGGATCATTCCGGCCGCTGATCTGGACTGTCAAAAACTTAGGGCCAATGGTCAATATAGCGTGGCAAGCCAAGGAGGAGGCCATGCTCGGAGCCATGGGCGGCGCCGGCATTGGTGCCTACTACGCCGGCGGCGTTGGCACGATGTTAGGCCCAGTGGGCACGGCCGTTGGCACAGCTGGTGGTGTCATTGGTGGCGCGACCGTTGGAACTGGCATCGGCTTTATGGTCGGTGGTGCTGAGGCCTCGTTCCGCATGATGCGCGGTGAGCAATACAACCGATACATTCAGGCAGGTTTCTCGCACGAGCATGCCGCCAAGGTGGCTGGCATTACAGGCGCGCTATCGGCGCTCCCCGAGCTCAGTGGTGTTGGCAGGTTCATCAAGCACATTCCCGGCGTGGGTCGAGTGGTGAATTGGGGCTCTGAGCGGATCGCGAACAAGCTCGCAGGCGACATACTGGCCAATGTGACCGTAGCGCAGGCCTCAAGGCGCCTAGTAGGGCGTTACGGCGCCAACATGGGTTGGGAGGTCTTTACCGAGGTTGTGCAGGACTCGATCGCTACAGTGGGCCAGAACTATCTGGCCGATGTCGAGGGCAAGCCAGATGCCCACATCGACTATGACCAGTGGAAGGACGACATGGGCCACACGATCGTCGAGACCGCCAAGGCTGTAATCTTGCTGTCCGGCACCGGCCCAGGCATGTCATATACGCAGGATCTACGGCGAGCCGCCCGGTCAAAGGAAATGGAGCAGACCTTTCAGGCCATCGCTGCCGCGGCCGAGGGCTCAAAAACACGCACTGAGGCACCCGAAACGTACCGGGCATTTGTCGAGTCGGTGGAGAAAAAAGGCAGCACAATTTACGTTGAAGCTGACAAGTGGGATGAGCTCTGGCAAAGCAACAACGAGGACCCGAACAAGATGGCAGAGCGCTTCGGTATGGATCTCGAGAAGCTGCAGGCTGCGCGCGAAGATGGGCACCCAATTAAGATCCCGCTGGTAGCCTTTGCCGAGCAGCTGGCGCCGTCCAAGCTGTTCGATCAGATCCTACCTGACCTCAAATTCCACGAGGACGACATGACAGCCCGGGAGCGGGCCGTATTCGACAAGAACAAGCCACAGATCATCCTCGACATCGAGGCCTCCCTCGAGGCCCTGCAAGAGGCTGAGAGCGAGATAGATGCCGAGTCGATCATGCAGGATGTAGGCAATCAGCTGATCGCAGCCCAGTTCGATCCCACGAGTGCTGGTCATCTGGCGAACCTATATCGAGGCTTTGGTGTCATTTCTGACCGTCTGGGCATTGAGCCGCAAGAGCTATTCGAGAAGTTCTTTGGCGGGGTACGGCGCATGACGCCCGAGGCCCTGCAGCGCACCGAGGTACTGGACCCAAGTATTGATCCGCTCCTCAACCGACTGAGGCGCGATGACTTCCCGACCACGCGGCAGAAGCAGGGCGCGTCCCTTATGGACTTTATCGACGAGGCCGGCGGCATTGATCCCAGTGACCCTGAGCTATCGGCCATGGACTTTGAGCTCGGAGCACTGGACCTGGGCATCAGCAAGGCGAAGATGGGGCGCTGGAAGGAGGGCGGCGCGCTGTTGTCGGACGTCGCTGAGAGGGCGGCCGAGTCAGGCTTTATCCCCGAGGGCGAGGAGAAAACACTACTCGCAGCGATCAGCCGTGAACTGGCCGGCGAGCCTGTGTACGGCACCACGGACACTGGTGACCCACTGATGCGCGACATCGATGTCTCTATGAGGACGCTGGACCGCATGATGGCCGAGGCCGGCATTGTTCTCGAGGACCTGAGCAACGAGGAGGTACGCACCCTGCTCAAGGCTATCGATACCTTCGATCAGGATTTGACCGGCGATCAGCTGAGGCAGACCTTGCAGGCCATGATAAATGCCGAGGACCGTCATTCGGCCGAGGCTGACCAGATCGACGCGCTACTGGCCAGATCCACGGAGCTCCTGCCGCTCATTTATCAAGAGCAAAACTTTGGAGATATCGAATTAACTGATACAGTCACCCGCGAGGGAACAGGGGAAGTCCTCCAAATCACGGAGCTCGCTCAAGTGAAATATGACAGGGCAGTCAAGCGTAAAAACACCATGAAACGCCTCTTGGACTGTGTAAGTGGTTGAAAAGACTATAAGCGACCGACAGCTTAGAGCCCTCGCAAGAGAGGGTGCTGACATCGAATTCGGTCCCAAGTCCATGCAGATCGATCAATTCTCTGAACTGATCGACGCTCTCAAAACCATGACAGCGAACGAAGCCGAGCGCATTCGGGCCGACCTCGCTCGCAATCAGACCAATCTCGAGATCCTTGCCGCGTTGCAGGGACTCATCAAAAAGCCAGTCGCCGGCGTCCATGTGCCGGCCCTGGACCTCGAACCACTCAAAGACATCCTCGAGCAGCTGGCCGCCGAGCGCCATCACGAGCCTGTCGACTACGATTTTAAGATACTGCGGAGCGGCCCCGGGCTGTCGCCAGCCGTGAAGATCGAGGCCCGCGCCGTAAAACCAACATTGAACTAATGAGCAAGGTCGTCGCATACAAAGAGCCTAGCTGGATGGACGGCAAGACAGATTTTCGTCTGTGGGCGAACATTACTCGTGCGTATGGCGTGGAGCTTGAGTTGCTTGAGCCTAAGGCTCCGCTGGAATTTATTGAGGGCACTGTCGTGGTCGTTATGGACGAGCGCGGCACCCAAACCATCGAAAAATTCGATCATCCTGATGAGTGTGTCTACGTGTTCGGGCGCACTCACATGAACGAATTGATGGACACGCCGCACGATCATTCCGTGCGCATCGAGTACGAAGGTCAGTGCTGCCTGTTCGGTATTCAGGCAGCATCCATCATGCTCGAAGATAGGCGGCAGAAGTTATGAGCGTCACCATCACCAGCAATATGCAGTTGATCGATGATGCCAACCAGACGACAGGTTGGACAAGTTCACTGGGCGGCCTGAACACGGACACTGCCAACCCACGTGAAAGCACGATCAACTTGCAGGATCAGGCATCGGAAGGCACCTATGAGGTGTTCCACACGATCACGCTTGAGAATTACACCGCTCGCACGATCTTTGGTTGGCAAATATCGGGTGCGCCAGAGGATGAAACGAACGATGGCCTGGGTCAGTACATCAGTGATGGCACGAACGATATCGCGTACTCAACTGGTGGCAATGACAACTTTGGATTCACGTTCCTCGGCTGGTCGAGCTTCAGGTTAAACACAGCAGACCTGCCCACCAATTTCAGGACACTTGCTGGTGATGAAGGCAATTTGGATGTCACCTCTCTTACGCAGATTGGCTACTGCGGCAATTTCCCCGGCAAGGCAGCCGGTAACGCTGATAACGTGAAGTTCGATGTCATTCGGTACATGGTCAACACAACCAAGGCGCTCGACATTGCAGGTGGCACGACAGGCGCTCGTGGTACGTGGGCAGAGGTCACCACTGAAGATGAAAGCACGGCTAACGCATGGGGCATCATTCGCCTCATGCTCGACGGATCGAAGGCGTATCAGGTGCAGTTCGGTTTAGAGATCGGTAACGATGCTGGCCCAGACAGCTACTTTGAAGATGCTGACTTCCAGCTATATCTGAACGGCTTCATCCCAGACACAGGCGCAGGCATCAGTGCTGGCTCGATGGATTTTGATTTTGTGGCGTCGGATACAGCGGCAACCAACGTCTGCAACTTCGACAACTTCTTCATCCAGTCCATCACCGTGCCATCGAACTGGGACGCAAATGCGCCCTGGGATGAACTGCAATGGACCAACGGTCAGTTCGTTGACTTAGGCACGCTCGCATTCCCGCCGCAGGACGCTGGCAACAGGTTCTTGACCAATGTCGTGTTCGTAAACTGTGGGCAGGTCAGCCCGAACACCCTGGACATGGATGGCATCACCTACAACGGATCGAGTGATGCCACTGGTGCGATGCTACTGACTGAAGATCAGGACACCACATCGAATATGACTGACATCACATTCATATCGGATGGCTCAGGCTACGGCATCAGGATTGCACCGACTGGTGCGGGACCATTCACATACAACTTCGATGACTGGCAGAACTCAGGTTATGGGGCTGACGACACAGCCGATGCTTTCATTCGTATTGCGCCAGTCACCAATGATGCAGACATCACCATCAACCTGCTCAATGGCGCTGGCACGGTCACAGTGGACGACACCAGCCCGTACACGGGCACGCTGACTATCAACAACTCGCAGCCACTGCAAGTGACTGGCGTGACTGAGGGTGCAGCGGTGAAGATGATCGCTAATGAGACAGTGGGCACGATCACGACAGGTGATGTGATTTTCGAGCTACTGGCTGACGAAAATGGTGAGGTCAATACCACCATCAATTATGAAGCGGCGTTCGATCCATCTGGCCTTGATGTGATTATCAGGGCGCGACAGCAGGGGCTGGCGAACTTCGCGATCAGTCAGGACGACACAGTGCACGTTGATGAGACAACCAACTCGAACAGTTCCTCACCGGATGACATGAGCCTGCTGGTGGATAACTCGCCAGTGATAGGTGAGGACTCCTATTATTTCGGACACGCAGAACAGTTCGGTCGACTAAAACTGGATGTCAGCACTGCCAGAGTAGGTACCGCGATAGTTGCCTGGAGATACTGGGACGGTGGTGGTTGGGTTCTCTTGTCCGATGTGGTCGATGGAACAAACAACTACAGCAACACCGGAGAGAACACGATCTCTTGGACTATTCCGGGTGACTGGGCAAAGACATCAGTGGATGGCAATGGGCCTGCGTACTACATCAGACCAGTTTATGCCGGTGGCACCATAACCACCCCACCAAGGGGCAGGAAGTGCAAGCTCGACGTAACGCGCTACCTGCCCTTCGTGCAAGACAACACAATCACATCAACTGGACTCTCTACCGTAGCTTCGTGGAGCAAGGACGCTATCGCTCAATTTTAATGACAATTATCAGGAGTAACGAAAATGACTAACATCGCCATACTTGGGGGAGATTTCGAGATCCTCTTTGATGATGAAACGGTAGGTGGTGCGGCAGTGGCCGGCATGAGAATGGTCAGGCGTACATCTGGTGCCGGTTCGACCGTCTATTCATCCAACGCACTGTACTCAGCCGTGGCCGATGAGGCAGATGCTTTCGAGGCAATGGGCTTTACTAACCCAATGCTCCCAACCACACCGAACGCTTACACGATGGAGAATCAATACTTTATCCCGCGTTCGTCAACTGAGTTCCTAAAAGCGGGGACCATAACCTGTGACTGGACGAACATTGCCCTGCCGGACACGAATGGCAACGGTGTCATCCGCAAGCCGTACACGGACAGCACGCCATTTGTAGACGGCGACATCGGCAGGCAGGTCACAGCATCAGCGTCCACTGACACAGGCACGTTGCTTGACTTTGAAGTGGAGCCTGACGGCACGCTCATCCTCTGGATCAGACCTGATGTATCTGGTGCGGGTGGCGACGAGTTCGATGACACCACAGGCACGATCAGCGTCACTGGCGACGGTGGTACTGGATCAGGCGCACCGATCACTGGTGAGACTGACGGCGTCACCAAGTACACAGCAATTCAGGCGATCGGTTCCGTGCCGACAGCCACTGAAGTGTACGTGGTGCAGGATCGCATCAAGCTGGCGAACGCTGCCGACGCTGCAGGGTTCCAATTCTGGATCACCGATCCGACTGTTTCACTGGGCATTATCTCGGTATTGCTCCGCACCAGGACGCAAGATGTGGACATCGCTGACGAGGATCTGGAGGTCTTTGCACGCAGGTACACATCTCTGTATGACAACTTCCGACTGAACGTCGCGGCTGGTGGCTTCTCAGCCCTGCCGCTGGCATCAGCACCCGACATCAACAACACCACAGGCTATCAGGCGTTTACCGGAAATACAGGTACAGGCACCTTTACAGTCGGTGAGATTGCTAATGAAGCGGTGTCTCTTGCGTCGGTGGTCATCACTGCGGTGGGTGGCACTGCGGCCGACCCAGAGCTTGAGTATTACATCGTCGGAGATGTGACGATTGATATATTCGACTCAGGTGCGCAGGTATTGACCGGCGTTGATTCAGGCGCATTCTGTACTACTGCTGCGCCGACAGCGAATGTTGGTGGACCGACTGAAACTGGCGCCGGCAACGGTGGCACGGTGACAATTACCATTGGCGAGGCGCTGGCCGATCACGATGGCTCAGGCATAACCGAGCCGTATTCAGTGACCGTCGATGCACAAGGTCCGGGTGGTAATGGTGTCGCGGTCGCTGACGTTTACGAGCGCATCAAGTTTGTGACTCGGCGTGGGCAGGACAATACGTTCTGGGACACAGTGGCTTGCTCGGTTCCGGGCGAGCAGTACCACGGTCTCGAAGCACAGGTGTTCACTGACGGTGAGGTTGGCACCTTCTCTGAAGGCGACGACATCACAGGCCAGCTTGGTTTCACTGCCAGAGTGCTTGGTAGTAACGCAACCGCAGCCGGTGAGGGCACGGTGCAGAACTACATCACCGTGACCGATCAGCAAACGTCACTCGATGGCATGGTTGACGATGATGTGCTGACCGATACGATTGGTGGTGACACCGTTGTGGTCGATACTTCGGCTGGTGCTGGTGGGGCAATTCAGAGCTTCCCATCGTCCAATAAGGCATCACCGTTCGGCACCTTCACAGGCACGCAGTTGTTCGGTAGTCGCGGCATCCTATTCACAGGACAGCATGACGATGACGGTCAGGCGTACACACTGATCGATGACAACGGCAACCAGAGAGTCAGCCCGAACACGGTGAGCTTCGTTGTTGCGAACACGGCTGAATTCGACAGAGTGCTGGTGGCTCGTGACACAGGTGTTGATAGCATCATCGACAAGGATCAGTTCGGCGGCATGACAGTGCAAGCGATCTCACTCACTACGATCACTGTCGCTGGCTCGATCGACACTGAGGTGCCGCCCAGTGGCTTCGTTCGTGTTGTCGCAGTTGATGAGCAGGAGGAGCACAAGTACGAGTACGACAGCCGCGTCAGTGGTGCAGGTGGTGTGTTCACGCTGCATCCGGTCACTCCGGGTACAACCACAGCAGGAACGACAGACATCTTGCTCGAAGATTCGGGCGCTGACTTCGTAACTGACGTTGTAACTGTCGGCATGTTGATCCACTTCGCGACTGTCGGTAGCTCGACGTATGAAGTGGTGAGTGTGACCGACCTCAACACGCTCGTTATCAGCTTGGTCTACGGTGCTGGCGGTCTCGCAGATAACGGCGAAGCGTACACCATCAACGAGACCATTCAGGCATACGACACATCAGACGATTTGTATGACCTGATCCTCGATACCGAGGCAGTCGGCGTTACAACCAGCAACACCTTCGTTCAATCAACCGTGTTCGACACAGTGGTTAATGTTCGACAGGGCAAGATCATTCTGCCATTCACTCAGAATGCTGAAGTGACGGCATCTGGTGGCGGTGTCACGGTTGTTCGTCAGACAGACACCATCGCAACGTAACAGGGGTAACAGGGATATGAGTAAAGGCGTGGAAAGTATCCGCATTAAGGGGCAGGCGATTCAAGACCTGCCCCTTGGTCTGGGCAACGGAGCAAAGGCACAGTTGCCAGCGGCCATAGAGCATGAGCGGCTCAACAACATTGCAACGATCAACGCGAATTTTCCAACGCATCGCATTGATTACTTGACCTCACGCATTAACGAGTGCCGTGAGAACAAGACTCGCATGGACCGAACCACTGATGAGCAGAACACCATGATTAGTGACTACAAAGGTCACATCGCAATGTGCAAGCACCGCGACAAAGAGGTCGCAAAGCTGGATGAGAGTGCCGACGACTTCAAGGCCAAGAAAAAGGCACTGTTCAAGCAGTTCCTGCCGTACAACGTGGAGGCCATGGAGCAGCAGATCGTGCAGTGCCGTGAAGCCATCGAGCGGTGCCACAAGGTGAAGGATGCTGAAGATAAAAGCATCGAGGAGTTCAGTGCAGCGCGCGCGTTATGCAATCAGCGTGACAAAGAGTTGGCCGCATTTGGAGCAGTGGCAGAGGGCTAATGACAACGCGCACAGATGTTGATATGGAGTTTACGTCCAGCCCCAGGGTGCTGGAAGTTCGCTCGCCATCGACTGAATTTGTTATGCAGGATGTGGTCGACACATCTCGCAAGCTGGAGGATAGCTTTCGAGGCATGTCCTTTTCGCATCTCATAGATGCTTCCGGCAAGCAGGACTTGGGCGATGGCGTGCTCGTAGGCATCACTGTTGCCGAGCAGGATATGAAGCTGGCGTTTGAGGCCCGCACTACGCCGGCAGAGACAGGCACCGTCACAAGCAACCCCGGATCGCCCATTGTGGGCCGAGACACGTTCGTGGACACCGCAGCAGACTTCGTAGCAGCAGGAGTGCAGCGTGGCTCGCTCGTGATTAACTTTGACGACCAGTCCATTGCTGATGTCATTTCCGTGGACGCCACAGATACGTTGACGACCAAGGTGTTGGTGAATGGAATTGGTAACACGTATGGCGTGGCCGATGCGTACCAAGTTTTCAATATCATCCAGATGAATGCTAAAGGTGGCAACCTGACCGCTGTGGACGCCGGCCAGTCACCGATTTCCCCGGTCCTTCCTACGGCTTTCACGCAAATCGTAATATCCGGGTCATCGTCTGCAACACTTAGCCAGATAAACGAGATTGCCGAGCTCTATACTCGCCTTGGCTTGGACATCAACGACCCAATTACCGACACGATTGCTGGCATTTTATCTGCTTCTGGGGAAATTGATATTGAGCGTACTGGGGATGGCGAGACCACCAGCACCCTGACGCGCCAGCCGTGACCACATCCTTACAACGGACCTCTCTTGGCGAGTTAGGCTATTCACCATTGGCGGCTACATCTCTTGGTGAACTGGGTGGCGTTATCGTGGTCCCACCGACACCGTTCACGCCGGAGCCGGTGCATCCACCAGGGTCCGCACCGTATGATGAGCGAGCACGATGGATTGAGTACGAGGACGAGCTCCTGATGCTGGTAATCAGGGCGTTCCTTGCAATGAAGGACAGGGAATAGTGGCTGTAAAAGACTGCATCAAGTTACTCAAGAAGGCCGGCCATAAGGTCGAGCCCGAAGATGTCAAGATGCTCACCAAGTACGTTGCCAATGGCCTGACAGACGCTCAGGCCGTCATGCGGCTGTTCATTGACGCCAGTGTGGATGTCATCAGCATCACCGACCGCGTCAGCGAGGCCGGCGGTGACGTCGAGACCGGCACAGGCAAGCTGGCTGAGATCAAGGATTTCCGCACCGAGAAGCTACGCGCCATGATGGGCGAGCGCGCAGAGATCGTCGAAAAGATTGAGGGCATCAACGCTGACTACAAGCTACTCCTGCAGGACGCCAGCCTGTTCGATGAGCTCCTGTCCAAGGCCCTTGGGTTCAATGTCGAGTTCGAGAATCTCACCGAGAACGAGATCAAAATGCACATTGGCCAGCTGATGATGAGGGCCACTACCACTGAGATCGATCCCAACAATCGCGGCCGGATCTGGCCGGAGGATCGGTTCCGTGTCGCCATGGAGAACAAGACGCTGCCGGTGCACGGACTCACTCCGAATGAGATCTACGACAGCCGTGTCGAGCTCACGAAACAGATGTCCGACAACCGCAAGCAGATCCACCTGCTCAATCAGGAGCGACTCGAGGCGCAGACACGCATCGATGCCGGATTCAAAGCCACGACCACGCGCGAGCTATTCCAGGGCCCGGTCGATGAGACGTTGGATTCCGTTGCTGCCAAGGCTGAGGTCAATAAGCGCCGCATGGCGCAGCTACTCGGTGAGCAGCTTTACAAGGACATGCACAAGGTCCAAATGGTCACGATCAAGGAGACGTTCCAGAATTCGTTTGATGCTGTTCGCACCGCTCTGAGGAGGGGCGACATCGAGGACGGCCATATCCATATCGAGATCAGCGATGACGGCCGCACCATGACCATTACTGACAACGGTGTGGGCATGACAGCCGAGGAGATCAACGAGGGCTTCCTCACTATGGCTGGCTCGAAAAAAGAGGGAGACGTCAACTCAGGCGGCTTCGGTGTGGCCAAGTTACTGTTCCTCGCTGGCAACAAGGCACTCACGCTCGAGACGGTGCGCGACGGCGTCAAGACTACGCTCAACACCACTGGCGAGGACTTTTTGGAGAGCCTCAATGATCCTACTCACCCGCTGGACAGTCGCTATTCAGCTGACCAAGCGCTGCGCAGGGTCAAGACTGACGAGGACAATGGCACAAAGATCTCGGTAACGCTGCTGGACGATTACGTGGATTACGTCACCGGCACTACTCAGGAGGTCAAGTCCTTCAAGGGTTGGCAACTCAGCGATACAACCAATGACCAGATGCTCGAGCCTCGGATAACTGTCACAAAAACGAGTGGCGAGATCTCCGAGGAGGCCAGCGCCGGCAAGAATTTCGACAGCGATCGGTACAGGTCTATTGGCACGGTGCAGCTTGAGTGGGGCACAGCCGACATCCTGATCGAGAAAATAGAAAATGAATACGTGGGCTCCCAGAACACAACGATCGCCATTGAGGGCCTCAACCAGCTGACGTTGAGCACCACGGAGAATCCGTGGCAGATGGGCGCTGAACACATCAAGCGCCGCATATTTATAAACATCCACCCAGACATGGAAGCTGGCGAGCCTGGGTATCCGATGGGGCTGAATAGGCAGTCGCTACAAGGTCACGCGGAGTCGGATATTTTCCAGATCCAGACGTACCTGTCGGTGCTGATGTGGCGCGACAAAACCGAGGAGATGGCCAAGGGATACGGGACTATTCGGACGGTAGATATCAATGGATTTACTGGTGACTTACTTGACCTCACCCCGCCGCCAACCGAGCAGGTCTCTCTGACGGGCAGGATAGCTGAAGGCTCGGACCTAAAGGTCGAGGGCGGCGAGCTCGTCATCGATGGTGTCGCCCAGGGCCCGCTAGACAAGGAAACTATGCAGGCCGAGAGCCGGCCGGACTCAACGGAATACATTGTCGATCAGGCCCTCGTGCCGCGCGACAAGCCGCTGATCCACAACCAGATGACATTCAAGCCTGACGCATCGGATCTCAACGTCCGGTTTATTGAGGACACCCCCGTCGAGCCTGGGTCTGATCTTATGGAGGCTCTCTACGAGACCTTTGGTGAGCAGCGGGTCAACGAGTATTACTTTGAGATTGGCAATTCGTTCATGCGCATGCGTGACCTGCTGGCAGTAAAGGGCGATCAGGGTTACTTTGCCGGTCTCGACAAGATCGGCGTTGGCGTCAGCGTACTGGGCAACCACAGCTACGGAGTCCATACCAAGGTGCCGGCCGGCATGATGTTCATAAACCCGGCGCAGGATCCTCGCGAGCACAGGATGCGAGATCCACTGTCCTCGGCGCCGTTTGACATAGAAACATCTGACATCAAGACTATCGCGGCCTCGATGCTGACGACCATGGTCCACGAGGCGGCTCACTACGCAGAGATGAATCACGATATTGGTTTCATCTTTGCCTTACAAAATGCATTCTCGACGCTGCTCAATGAGAGCAATTATGTCGACGTAGTCCGAAACAGGTTGGAGGAAACATTAGATGGCCAATGGCAAATCTACAGATTTATTGCAGAAGCTATCGAGTCAGAGTCTATCGAAAACACTGGTCTTAGCTTCGCAGACGTTGGGCAGGAGTCACAAAGAGATGATGTCGGTGCTGGTGGCCCTGTTCGAGGGCGCGAGGGACGTCAACAACGGGCTGGTGATACAGCAGAAGCTCAAGCAGGCGATGCAACTGCTCAGGGACAGTTCGACGATGACGCAATTTCGGCAGGCATTAGAGAAGGCGGCGTTGTAGTACCCGAGGGATCTGTTAATCCACTGGCAGGCACGGACAGCCCGATATTGCAGGGGCAGCGCGCGGAGAATCTCGCAGCATTCATGGAGGGCTCGGTTGTCGTCAACGAAGATGGCACCCCGCAAGAGGTTTACCACGGCTCACAATGGCCGGAGCCGTTCGAGGAGTTCATACCGACCGGCAGCATGGGCGGCTTCAACAACATGGGCTCATGGTTCTCCTCGGAGCCTGAGCATGCCGAGCGCATGGCGCACCACATCGAGGAGGGCGTCACCGCCCAGATGATCCCTGCCCACCTGTCGATTAAAAAGCCTTTCGATACGACCTGGGAGGCGATGATGGAGGAGATCGATTACGCCATACAGGTCCACAACGACGAGAATCCAGACGCCATTCCACTGAACAAGCGGGGCGGTACACGCGACCAGACATCAGCCGTTGGCACGTTCCTCAAAGAGTATTTTCAGGGTTTGGGGTATGACGGCATCATCATCCGAGACTGGGATGGCGACGGTGCTCCGACTCAGGATGTGTTCGTGGCGTTCGAGTCCAATCAGATCAAGTCATCGATCGGCAACGAGGGCACGTTCGACGCCGAGGATCCCAGTATTCTCAAGCAGGGCGAGCGTGGCCGGATCTCATTCAACGAAGCCCGCAAGGGATTCATTGAGATCCTGACGTCCGGCGACTCCTCGACGTTCATCCACGAGACCGGACATATGTACCTCGAGGTTATGAAGTGGGCGGCGCAGACACCGAACGCTCCTGACCAGATGGTCAAGGACTGGGAGACAATCAAGCAGCAGACCGGGGCAACTGACGAGGGTATTTCCGAGGAGGCTCACGAGAAGTTTGCCAATATGTTCGAGGTCTACACCCTCGAGGGCAAGGCTCCGAGCGTGGCTCTGCAGGATGCGTTCAATGCTTACCGTCGCTGGATGCTGAACATCTACGCTAGGCTCAAGGGTATCGCAGGGGTCCATGTGAATGAGGAGATCCGCGGCGTGTTCGATCGCATGCTGGCCTCGGACGCAGAGATCGCGGTGGCCGAGCAGACTCAAGGCTTTGTCGCCCTGTTCGCTGATGCCGAGAGCGCCGGCATGACCCAGGAGCGGTTCGACTATTACGCCAAGCAGCTGCAACGCACTCACGATGACGCCGTCGAAAAAGAGACGCGCCGCATGCTGGCGGCCATGACTCGTGACGAGAAAGCGTGGTGGCAGGAGGAGCGAGCCAAGCTGCGCGCTGAGATCGAGGACGAGGCCCACGAGATGCGCGTGTACGTCGCGCTGGCTATGCTGCAAAAGGGTAAGCAGCCGGACGGCTCACCGACTCGAGGGCTGGCATTCAAGATCGACAAGAAAAGCCTGATGCGCCTGCTCGCTGACGATCAGGAGACGCTTAACGCGCTGCCTCGGCCGTTCATCTATGCCCGCAAGGGCGGCACCGATGTTGACCTTGCAGCCAACAGGCTCGGCTACAAAGACGGCATGACCATGATCCGCGAGATCATCAATGCGCCTCCCATGGAGCAATACATCGAGGCCCAGACTGAGGTTCGCATGCTGGATTTCTACCCTGACCCACTGACTGATGGCACCCTGGCCGACAACGCGGTGCGCGCGGTGCACTCCGAGAAGCGATTGAACATTCTCAACGCCGAGCTCAGGCAGCTGCGCAAGCTGATGCGCGAGGACCAGCCGGCGATCCGTGCCAAGGAGCAAGGCGACAAGCGTGAGGACCGTGAGGCTCGTGCAGCCAACAAGGCGCAGCTTCCCAAGCGCGCTGAGATGGCCATGCTCAAGGCCGGCGCCCGCGCCAAGGTCAACGAGACACAGGTCCGCGACATCAAGCCACACGTTTACCTGCGCGCCGAGCAAAAAGCTGGACGCGAAGCGTTCGAGTCCATGGAGCGGCGTGACTATCAAAAGGCCTATGCGGCGAAGCTGCGGCAGATCACAAACCACGAGATGTACCGGGCAGCGCTGGCCGTGCAAAAAGAAATGGACACGATCCGCAAGTACCTTGCTCGGCTCGAGGGCCCACGCAAGCAGCGGCAGCTGGCCAAGGCTGGCGTACTGAATCAGGTCAATGCGGTCCTCGAGGGCATCGAGCTACGCAAGAAGTCACTGGCTGAGGTCGACCGGGACACGGCTCTCAAGGAGCTCAGGCAGGCTGTCATCGAGGGCAAGATGATTGTCACGCCTGAGACCATGCGCAAGATCATGGACGAGACGGTCAACTGGCAGGAATTCACGCCCGAGGAACTGCGCGGCATGCGGGACGTCATCAAGCAGATCGAGCATGGCGCCGTGAACGAGGACAAGATGACGGTCAACGATGAGCTCGTCGACTTCAAAGAGGTTGAGGACGAAATCGTCGAATCCCTGCACGAAAACAACAAGCAGATAGTGCTCCGGCCCGGTGGCGTCAAGACAGCAGGCGAGCGGGCAAACAAGAACATAGATCAGGGAATTATGACTTGGTTGCGGCCGAGCTCGATCGCTCGTGTGCTCGACAAGTCGGGGTTCGGTGCCATCACGCGCCGCATCATCGTGCCGATGCGCAGGGCCTACGCTGAGAAACTGATCCCCATGCTGCATCAGGCACAGCGGGACGTCGCCGGATTCTACAACAAGCATTACACAGCCAAAGAGCTCGGCAAGATGTCGGAGCAGATCTATCATATCGATGGGCTCGACACCGACTACTCCAAGTCTGAGCTCCTGTCGATGGCTCTCAACTGGGGCAACGAGGGCAATCGAGCCGCTGTCCTGGGCGGCACCTACGAGGGCAGCATCGTATTCAATGAGCAGACCGTGAGGCAGATGCTCGCGCACCTGACGAAAAAAGACTGGGCGTTCGTGCAGGACATCTGGGACTACAACGACACCTATCGCGAGGCGATATTCGATGCCGAGGAGCGGCGCCGTGGTATCCGGCCGGAGAAGGTCGAGGCCTCACCGTTCGAGATACGCACGGCAGACGGCGAGACAATCCTCGTCCGCGGTGGCTATCACCCGCTGCGCTATGACCGTGACTACGATCCAAAGAGCAATGTGCGAGAGTCACCTGAGCGGGCGGCCGAGAACATCGAGGCGCAGATGAATCGCGTTGCCTTGGGCAGCAGCGTCAGCGCCAACACGCGCTCCGGCTCCACGTATAATCGCGTAAAGAATCACGGCAGGGTCGTGAAGCTCGGCCTGAACATCATCGACTCACACCTGCGCGAGGTCATCCGTGATATCGCGGTCGGTGATGAGGTCTTGCACATCAAGCGGCTGCTCGAGTCCGGCAGCATCCAGCGCGCCATGATTGACACCAACAATCGTGCCGCCCTCGAGGCGCTCGACCTGTGGCTGACTGATGCCGCGGTCGGTGAGCTCCCGAGCGAGAACATCATTGAGTTCGGTGCTGCCTGGATCCGCACCGGATTCACCAAGGCCAAGCTCGGTTGGAATTTCACGGTTATGTTCCTGCAGTTCACTGGCTTGTTCCAGACCATTGCGGTCATTGGCACGGCCGCGTTCGGCAGGGGGCTGGCCAAGTATATGCAGAACCCTGCCGCTGCGCACCGCACTGTGACCGAGGTCTCGAGTTTCATCAAGACGCGCTACTCTGTCGGTGCATTCGACAAGGACATTCAGGATACCAAGGCTCTCGTCGAGGCTGAGTTCGGCAACATGCCGACACGCACCAAGCAGGTCTACCATCTTATCGGCTCGACGCTGTTCGCCGGCATCGCCGCGGCTCAGAAGGTTGTCGATGTCGTCACATGGTTGGGGGCCTACGAGAAGGGACTCAACGATTCAAAGCTGCTGCTCTCCGAGGCTGACGCCATCATCTACGCTGACACCCAGGTCGAGGCGGCTCAAACCAGTGGCTTCTTCTCAGACCGCTCCGGTCTCGAGCGCGGCACTACCGGCCTGCGCAAGAATCGTCAGTCACAATTCATTCGGATCTGGACCACGCTGATCTCCTACATGCTGGCGAAAAGCAACATCGCTTACGAGAAGCACAAGGACACCAATTACAAAGATCCAAAGCAGGTCATGGCCCTGTTGTACGACCTGATTATGCTCTACACAGTGGAGGGCATGGCGTCGGCTTGGCTCTACGGCCGACTGCCCGAGGACGACGACGAGCCCGAGGACTGGGCGCTGTGGACGGCCGAGGCCACTCTGGATTCACTGGTCTCCGGCGTACCGTTTGTGCGTGAGATAGCAGCGGCTCGCTTCGGCGGTGGCAACACACCTATTGGTGTACTCTCAAACGACACTTTTCGCATGATTGACCAAATATCTCAGGGCGATCCCGACTGGGCCTTTTACGATGCCACGCTTGACGTTATTGGCACCGCGGCTCACCTGCCGACAGGCCAGATGAGTAAGACAGGCAAGAAGCTCTGGGAGGAAGGACTCACGACCGACGAGTGGTGGGAATACTTCACAGGCCCAAGGAGGGACTAGCACATGGCTACGGACAGATTTAACGGGGTGGTCGCCAGCAAGGCGATCAAGGTTCCATGCGTCGTCGTCACGAGCGTCAACATCACGCTCGAGGGCAATCAGGTTATCGATGGCGTCACGGTCAACAGCGACGATCGTGTGCTGGTGGCGGCCCAGACCAATGCGGTCGAGAATGGAATCTATGACGTCAAGGACAGCGCATGGGATCGCGCCGCCGACTGGGATGGCAACCGCGATGTAACTCATGGCACCCTGGTTGGTGCCTACGATTCGCTCGGGGACTTCACGCTTTATATCGTCGACACCGATGAGCCGATCACGATTGGCAGCACCGCTGTCTCGATCATCTTCTACTTAGCCGGCTCTGCAGCGATTCTGTTGGCCGGCACGATTACCAATGCCATGCTGCGATGGGACGGCGTCGACACATGGGAGGAGGTCGGACGGATCCAAGCAACAGTAGACGGTGCTGAGTTCAGGATTTTCGAGACCACGCTAACCGACTACCTCGAGATCACCTATGTCGGTACGTCTGCGATCTTCTCGCTGTCCAATGGCGCGCACTCAATCGAGATCCAGAACAACATCACCGTCACCGGCAGCGACGTATTCATAACCGCCGGCGACATCACCGTGGCTGGCACAGCACAGTCCGAGCGGCTGATTGCAGGAGATCCTGGCACCGAGGGCACAGGCATCACCATTGGTGGTGTGACCTACGAGAGTTCAGCCAAGATCTCTGATCTCGGTGGCACGAATCTCGCGCAGATGATTCTGCACCGTCACTCGACCACGATCGGCGCGGTACTGGTCGGCTCCCGCTCCAACACCGACGACGACACTCATGCGCTGGTCACTGATGGGCAGGCATTGCTTTGGTTAATCGGCGTTGGCCATGACGGTGTTGACTACGAGCAGGCTGGTAGCATCCAGATAGATGTCGACGGCACGGCCGCATCGAATGACATGCCGGGGCGCATTGTATTTTCGACTACTCCGGCCGGCGGCGTCACGCCAGTCGAGGCCATGCGCATCCGATCTACTGGTGATGTGGAGATGGACTTCCGCCTTCTGCTGCCATCAGTCAACGATCCTGCCGCGCCCACGCTCGCGTTTGGTGTCGACAGTGGGTTCTACGAGGTCGCTGACAACTCAATAGGCATTTCCTTAAATGGTGCAAGAGCGTGGTTTTATAATTCCGTTCATTTTAGAGCCGATAGCTCAACAGGCGCGTGGATGTTGCTTGGCGGGGCGACAGCAACGGCTCCAGGTTTCGGCCCGCGCAGTAATGATCTTGATACTGGTGTTGGTTCAGGTACAGCGGACACGCTCTCCCTGATTGGCGGTGGCTTCGAGCTCATGCGCCTGACCGAGGACACCGAGAACAAGATCGATGCCTACGTGCCAATATTTATCACGGAGCAGACTACAGCCAATGCCACCGAGGCCGGCAAGGGTCAGTTCTGGGTACGTGATGATGTGGCACCTAACGTGCCGATGTTTACCGACGATGACGGCAATGACTTCGTGCTCAACGAGGGCGGCAATGCAGCCATCGAGTTCATAATCAATGCCGACATCAACACGGCCACGCCGCCGACCACTGAGACAGTCACGGCTCGCTTGGTCTACCGCGACCTTGCAGACGATGACCAGCTTGGTTTCATTGGCTATGACGGCGGCCATGACCTCGAGATCATAAATGATATGCGAGGCGGCGAGTTCCTCGTCCAATGCACGGACACCGCAGGAATTAAGCGAACCTTCCTTGATTACAGCCCGCAAAGTGCTGCCTTCATCAGGGCCGATCAGAATATGGCCATGTACGTGAACAACACGGTCGAATTCCTGAATGCGCTGGCCTCCACAGGCCAAGTGATCCTGAACTTTGGTGGCGTTAACGTAGCGAACTCACGGACTACTGCCGATGGTGGCTGGTTCGTAGACAACGATTACAACGGTGGTGCCACGTTCGAGCGGGTGCTCACCGAGAACGACATGCAGCAGGGCCTCAACGTCATGATGCACAACTTCAGCACCGGCATTGGTGCTGGCGATCCAGGTGGAGGTGGTTGCAACCTCAACAACGCCACCATGTCCAGCGTCACGATCATTCGTTTCGATGACGTTGGACGAGATGGCATCAATCAGGAGTGGCTGTATCCCAACATCGTAGCCGGCGATCTACTGACGCTGCATAGTGAAACGATCACCAGTGATTACGTCATCTTCAGGGCCACTGGCGTTGCGGTCGATCAGACTGGCTGGTGGGAGGTCCCGGTTGAGTATGTAGCAGGCATTCGACCGGCCAACAGTTCCAATCTACGCACCACATGGCAGCAGCTTGGTGAGGCCAGCGGCTCGGGCGCAGGCATAAGCGGCACGCCGGTCGACAACCAGATTGCGGTGTGGACTGGTGCAACAGACATCGAGGGTGATGCGGGCCTCACATGGGACGGCGCCATCCTCCAGATTTCTACGATAGGCGGCAACCAGCTAGACCTGCACGACAACAACTCAACGGGCGCAGCATCAGCCTCGTCCATTATTTTCACGGATGACCTGGACGCTACACAGGGCACGATTGGCATGTTGCCAGTGTTCAATGTGCTGCTTGTATCCTCGGCCAACGGCGACGTCCTCATATCTGCCAACAGTGGTGCAGGCGACGTCGACATCGACGGTGACCTCGAGGTTATCGGTGGTGAATTACGGATTACCGATGCCGATGTCTCGGACTTCCTCACCATAGTCAATGACGGCACCGACACCAATTTCACCATCACTGGCGGCGGCGAGATGGACTTCGCCGATCACGTTATGCGCCAGATGATCCTCAAGGATTACTCGATCGCGCAGGTTGACTACGTTCCAAGCGGCACCACTCAGGCCCTCGTTTACGCGGACGGCCCTGCCTTTACGGTCGACCTCGAGAGCGCCAGCGGCAACATGACGCTGTCGATCACTGGCGGACCAGCGGCAAGCTCGTATGGTCAGGTCACGGTGAGGGTGCAGCAAGACGGCGCCACGCCTCGCACGGTTACATGGGGCGGTGGCGATACCTACCGACACGTTGACGACACAGCGCATCCGATGAACACAACGCTCGACGGCATCACCGTCTACACGCTCGAGACCTTTGATGCCGGCGCATCCTGGGAAGTTTCCGGCGCTAACTACGGACCATAATGTCAGCACAGACAATCATCACAAGGGACTCGGACCCTGCTGGCCTGCTCGCCAGACTCACCATGCCGCCTGCTTTTTTCAAGCGGGTCAACGAGACTCGGTTCAGGCAGGAGTGGAAGCTCACGCCGCTGCAGTACCTTGCCCTCAAGTTGGGATGGGACGGGCATGGCAGCCCCAAGTATCAGCGCGGGATGCTCTCTGGCATGGGCGTCAAGCGCGCGATCACGGCCGGCGCCCCTGCCGGCAGCGTACTGCTCAACCCGCACACTCTCCTCGATCAGCGGTTCAACGCTGGCACATGCGATGCGCGCATACAGTTCCAGAATGACGGCCAGCTATTTGCCTTCCGACAAGTCGGCTCTGACTTCGAGTACAACGGTGAGTGGTGGACCAATGAGGAGGAGGCATCTATCGGTGACGGCTACGAGTGCCGGCATATATCCGCTGGCAAGACTGGTTTTTACGATGTCCAGGCAGCAGTCGCAGATACTTGGATCACGATTACCACCGGCCGCGAGTGGGGCGTCACGCAATCGACCACCGGATCGCAGTCAACCACGGCAACCTTCGAGTGCGGTCTCGACGCAGTAGAGTCAGCCCTTGATTCAGCGATCTTTACCGTGACCGCAACAGTGGACGATGCGTGATGGCGATTGTAATTAACAACCAGGGTGACGCGGCCAGCGGCTTCGTGTGCTACTTCGAGATCGACCACATATTTCAGGCCAAGGACTACCTCGTGCGGGTGACGGCGCGCGGGTCCATGTTTAATCTCGACGACACGCTGAACTGCACCATTGATTTTCACAACACCACTGACGGCATTGCCGGCCGCTTTGATAACGTAGTATTGCCGGCGAAGATCCCTGCCGACAATGGATTGCGCAGACACACCGCATTGCGCCACTTCAACGTGATGACGATTAACGACACGCCGGTAGCATCGCCGGTCTTTCCGTAAGCGAGGGCACCATGAGATTCACACAAGGGCACGCATTCGATCTGGCGCAACGGTTCGCCGGCATCAAAGAGGTAGGCGGCAACGTCGACAACCCTCAGATTATGGCCATGCTCAAGCTCGACAACGATTGGCCGAGCGAGGACGAGGTCCCATGGTGCAGCGCATTCGTGAATTACATCTGCTGGCTGGCCAGACTGCCGCGGTCCAAGGACCTGCGCGCGCGATCGTGGCTGAACATTGGCGTCGGTCTCCGGTCTCTGGATGACGCCGAGCCCGGTGACATCGTCATCATCAAGCGCGGCAAGGGCGACCAGCCGGGGCCCGAGAACACTACGGCCCAGGGTCATGTCGGATTCTATGCTGGAATGTTCGAGGGATTCATCGAGATCCTCGGCGGCAACCAGTCTGACACTGTCAAGATTTCGCGGTATCCTCGCAACCGACTGCTCGGAGTCAGGCGACTGACATGAGGGGGCTGGATGCACAGAGCATGGATGCTCGTGGTACTCGCAGGATGCGGAAGCAAGCAGGGCATGAAGGTCGAGGTTCCGGTGACGCCGCCGCCCGCACCGCCAAGCTGCACGGCGTTCATATCTTGGACGCCTCCCACGGAGCGGATCGATGATGAGCCATTCACGGTCGACGAGATCTCGCGCTACGATTTATTTATTGGGCTGGCCAGCGGTGACTATTACCGCGTCGTCGGCATCGAGGATCCATTTTTAACCGACTGGCAGGCGACGGCCCTGCTTGGAGGCAATAACTGGTTTACAATGACCGTCACGGATATCAATGGACTGGAAAGCGACAAGGCAGATGAGGTCACGAGACTCGTTGACTCACGCTGCCAATGACCCAAGGAGTAAGTCATGTCAGCAATAGCAAAATCACCGGGATCAGATGACCTCAGCGGCACACTATCTACGCAGCCGCGCAGCCGCAATCGCAGGATTGGCAGGTACAGGACCCAGGTCGAGGGCGGTGGCAATCGCACGACCAGAAGGTTCAAATTGATCGATGACATTACGATCGCGTTTGTGTCGCCGGACCAGATCACCGACACCGGCAACCGCATGGCGCAGTTCCGCCTCGGTGAGTTTGTCGATGCCGAGAAGTCGGTAGCCCAGGATGGTAGCTACGAGGTAGCGACGGTGGTTGCCGGCCAGCTGGACATGGTCGAGCAGACCATCACGGCCGAGATCGCGGGCCCGTCCATTGCCATCAAGTCTCGCGACAACAAGGGCGATAGTCGCTGGCTGTAATTTTTCAAACGCCACGGAGGGCGACATGAATAAGCCATCAAGCACGATCACCGCTGCCAGCTTGGCAGCTGCAGGAGTCACGCTCATCTGGATGCTGGTTGATAACTTTTCAGCACTGAGCGTATCGGCCGGAGTGGTCAGCGGATCCACGGCATTCGTTGCCGCGGTGTTCGGCTACTTCAAAAAAGAGAAGGTCATCAACAAGTGAGGAAATGGGCCATCGTGTTCGGGGGAGTTCTCCTTGCCTTTGGACTCGCTATGCTCGGGCGCGATGGCCGTCAACTCAAGCGGGTCGAGGCGCAGCGCGACGAGGCGCTGGCCGCTGACATCACGGACGGCCTGGGCAAGGCCAGCAAGCTCAAGAAAAAAGCGGACAAGCACAAGGCGAATGCGAAGCTCGCCGCTGAGAAAACCAAGGCCATATTGGAGGCCCGAAGTGAAAAGGATCAGCCTATGGATGACCTGCTTTCTGATTGGAAGTCTAAGCGGGTGCGCCAGTAGCCCAGTAGAGATCCCTGAATGGGATCTAACGCCGGTCACGACCGAGGCGCAGCTGCCTCTGAGACGGCCTGAGCTCCCGCTCCCCGTATCCTCGACCGACGACACAGTCACGTTCAGCAAGGACTCTCTCAAGGTCCTGCTCGACATCGTGGATGTTGGTGACGGCAATGGTCGCATTGCCGAGGAGAATGCGGCGGCACTCGACGCGATGGGGCAGGCCTACAATCAACTGATCGAGGTCGGTAAGCTGCAGCGACAGTTCACACAGATACGCGAGGAGCAGCTGGCCCGCGAGCGACAGGAACACACTATGGATAACTGGCTTTACAGGGGCGTGATTGCCCTCGGGATATTGGTGGCATTATGAAAGGCGACAAAGCGAATTACCCGGTGTCGTTGTGGCCGTTGCTGCTGGCCGTCCTTATCGGCATAGCGCTGATGAACTCGGCCAGGGCTGACACGCGCGGCGGCGACGTCGATGTTGTGCAGTCGAATGACATGAACAACCAGACTGGCGGTGACATCATCGGCGGCAACATCAGCACTGGTGGCAACAAGGCCTTGGGCCTGTCCTATGGCATGGGCGACGTCGACATCAATGAGGGTAAGAATTGCATGGGCTCAGAGCAAAAGGCCAATGTGCTCTGGGGCCGGCAGGATATTGTTCTGAATGTGTGGTGCGCCTCGCTGTTCTACGAGCTCAACGGCCGGCATGATTTCGCGGCGAAAATGCGCTGCGACATCGACGAGATCCTCAACAAGTACAGCAGCAGGCAGGCTTGCTGGTCCGATCAGGACATGACGCCGGACCAGCCGCTCGGTGAGGGTAGCTCAGGCGTGGCTGATGCCATCGTCAGTCACATTGACGAGACCGTGGTGCAGCACGACGAGGACATCGAGGAGGTACGGGTGCAGCAGGCCGGCCTCGTAGCGCAACTCGACTACCTGACTGAGCAAATGGAAGTGGCTCAGAGACAGCCGGCTCCGGCCATCGTGCAAGCACCGCCGCCGGAGCAGTACACCGACGATGATTGGGACGCTGTGTGGTCGGCACTCAAGGGAGACGATGAAGATGAGTGAGAAGGCCAGCCTGTATCAGGCCATCAAGGACAACTGGGCCCAGGTCGCCGCGATTGCAGCGGTGTCCTCAATTTTCATTGGCGTCGTGGGTGAGTGGAGGATCCGCGCTAACGTAGCGACGGCACTGGCGGCCGTGGATCTGGCAACCGACACAAAGATCGTCAGCATGGATGATGAGATCGACGAGAATGGTGCCGGCTGGCGAGCCAATGAAACACGGATAGATGGCAACGAGCGCCGCGTCGAGCAAGCCTTTGCTGCCCTGATGGGGCGGCCTATTCCTACCGAATAAAAAAGCCCCGCGAAACGGAGGTAACGCAGGGCTCCCATTCACTTCTGCAGTACCGGCAGATGGCTCCGGCTGGTCCGCGAGGTATCGCTGACCTTGTTGGATTGTAGCCCAACATTTTCCCGCTTTTGGCTTTACACCGAACTATTTTGCCGCGGGTATCTCGGTGTCCGCACTTGGGGGGGTATTCGACACGACTTCAACATCCCTATCGTCCGGCCAGCCTCGAGGCGCTGCGTTCCACGCTTGCTGCGCCTTTACCAGGGTGCGCTCTTGATCTTCCGAGTAACCGTTGCGGAACTCGACCGCCCATTCCGTGCAGCAGTTCCCCATCACTCGGCCATACTTGGCTCGCTCCTGCATTTCAATCATCAGGCCCTCGGGGATCTTCCCGCATGGGCAGGGCTCGAGGACAATCTTCTCTGCCTCCGGCTTGGCCGGGTCTCGCTTCACTAAATCGTCAACGCCGGGGCGTCCCTCTATCTCAGCCACTTTCAATTCTCCATTTCAGGTTGTAATAATCGATGTAATCCTCGGCCGTCATGCAGTTTGGCTGTGGAATACACTCACGGTATGCGTCGTAGTCTCTCAGCATCCCCTCGCGCTCGCTAGAGGCAAACATCTGCCCGCTGGTGTAGCTGTGGGCGAGGACGCCGATGATAGCGGCAGGCAACAGCCACGCTGCGTGTATTTTCATGCCAGTCCAGCCTCCTCGTAGCACTCAGCGATGAACAGCTTGGCGCGCTTAATCATAGCCTCGATCAGGTCATCATCGCGCGGGATCCATACGCGGTGCAACTTCTGCGCGATGCCGCCCTCGAGGTTCGAGCCGTTGTAGTAATTGATCCAACCCCATCGCCTGAATCCAGTCAGCATCATGTGACCCTGGACTTGGTGCCGATTCTCAGCAGCGCAAGCCTTGATCGTGCCCTCGTGGTCCTCCGCAAGGTCCCGGTATTTCTTGTAATTTTTATAGAGCGCGCGGCATTTGATCTCGCCGCCGTCCTCGTAGTTCGGCAGGTGCAGCAGGTCCGGTGAGCCTCCGAGCCAGTCGTAGCGCTCGGACACGAGGAATACATCATGCTCGACGTCGATCTCGTAGCGCCACTCGTAGGCCGCAAGCGCCTTGGGCTCCTGCTCCTTGCCATGTGCTGCCCACTCCGGCGTCTCCTCTACGCTCCGGTGGCCGAGCATCTCTTTGATCTTCTCGCGCTGGTATTGCCGGTAGCGCTTGGTCTCTGGCTTGGCCATGACGTCCGCCAGCCGCGAGCAGGTAATACGATTGCGGCGTAGGTCCAGCCACTCATCGGATCCCTGCTCGACTGTAATGACACGGCAGTCCACTACGCGCTCGGCGCGGCGTCAGCGGCCGGCTTGGCTTTGGGCTTCGGCTTTTTCTCCTCGTCCTTGCGCTTGCGGGTGTTCCTAATGCGATCCATCGCAACCTCGGCCTCACCCTTGGGGATCTTCGGGATACTGGGGACATCAAAGATCTTGTCGCACATGCGAGCGAGCAGCGCGTCGGCATCGGATCCAAACAGGTCGTCAGCGAGGCTCAGGATGGCGTCAGCCTCGGCCGGCGTGATGGTCTGGGGCTCTGCCTTGGTGCCCTCGGCGTCGTCGTCATTCGCTCCTGCAATGCCCACGATCGCCATGATGGTGTACCTGCGCATGTAGGTCATCGCGGAGCCAATGCCCTGCGGGTCCTGCTTGGGCGGATACATGGCAAACTTGTTCGAGATCGACTGGCCTGACGAGTGTGCCAGGATGGTCGTGAGGCGCAGCAACTCGGCTCCATCATCAGCTTTGAATCGTTCCGGCAGCTGGATGATTGACAGGCCGTTCTTCGATAGCGGCCCGCGGATAGCCTCCATGACCGAGGTCAGCGTGGCGTACTTGTAGACTCGAGTGCCGGCCTGCCCCTCGGCATCGAGCTCGGCGCTGGTAATCTCTGCCTGAGCCTTGGCCAGCGCCGTGAACAGCTTGTCGTGCTCGGGCTCTGGCTCCTCCCTGTCCATGATGACCGACATCGTATCGAACAGTCGGTCGTGCTCTTTTAGCTTGGCTTGTAGCGGCTGGATTATCTGCCGCACGATTACTTCGGTTGCAGTCATTGGGCTTTCGTCTTTGTCGGTCATTGGATTCCTCCGTTAGTGGTTTGATGCAATCGGGCCGCAATCGCAGTCCTCCTGCTCCATTGCCATGCAGCCGTGACACCACGGCGTAGGATCGTCGTCAGGCTCGTCGCGATCCCACAATTCATCCTGGTCCTCTGGTGTTTGAGGTCCGTCAGATATTGAGCAAGGCATTCGGTCGGCCAACATTTTTCGATTCAATCCTACTTGCATGTATGGACATTTGACCATACAATCGATCGACTGTCCATACAAGGTGCTCCGATGCGACGAAAAGTAAAGAAGTTCCAGATGAGGATGCACCCTGACGATCACCGGCTACTGATGATGCTGGCCTATAGGTCTCATCAAAGCATGGCCGAGTGGGTGCAGGAGCAGATCCGCACAGAAGCCAAACGGGAGAAACTGAAATGAAATTCATCACTTACACAGACAAGGCAGGGAAGTGGCGCTGGCGCGTAATCGCTGGCAATGGCGAGATCGTGGGCGCCAGCAGTCAGGGCTTCGCGTCGCGCTCGATAGCGTTCGCGAATGCGGAACTGCTCGGCCTGAAACTGCAGGGGCTCACATGAGCGGGCAGTCCGGCCACAAGGTTCTCGCCCTGGGCGATGACAGCATTAAAAATCGGCTGATGTATACCGATAGCTGCGGCGCCTCCTATGACATCGAGGACATGCGTGATGCGCTCGTTGCAATCAGGGCCAACACCGCGCCGAACGCGGTCAGCCTGTCACCGCGCAACCGCATCAGGGCGATCTACGAGATTGCCTGTCAGGCATTGCCATGAGTGTCGATAACTATTCTGAGTGGGCTTGGCGATTGCGCTTGCCGCCGGCACCGCCACTATGAAAGACGTATCGAAAATGTCGGATCGAGAAATGCGCGGAGAGATCCGGTCACTCCGAGGTTTGCTGGCGCAGGCCACATGCCCTAACACCGACTGCACCGATGGCGGTATTCCTGTTCAGGTGGGTGATGATGAGTGGGAGGCGATGCAATGCCAGTGGTGCCACGAGCGATCGGAGTTGATTGCGAATCGTGATTAACATATTCTCAATACCGCAAAAATTGAAGGCCCGATCCCTTGCAAGATCGAGCCTTCGGTATCTGGTTCCGGTTGGCGCTGACCAGATGCGAGCATCTTAACATGAATCCGCTCGCGTCCCGCAAGGCCTACCGCGTTCTAGCGGTGAGGCATACGCAAACTGACCGTAACTCAAGGGCCGACAAATCCGTGATAGGACCTACGGGCTGTCCTGTGACCGCGGTGGCAAATGGCAACTGTATCGACCAAAGGCGAGCCGAGTAACCATGCGACCTGCATGGCCAAAGGCCCGGAATTGTACCTAAAACAAAGGGATAGACATGACAACTAAAAAGGCAAAGCCAATGACATTCAGACAGAGATTGCGGGCCAAGTCCGAGGAAAAGCTAGTCGAGATTGTGGCTGAGGCCACTACCAAGCTGCGCAAGGTGGCCACGAACAACGGGCTCAAGGTCGGAGATCTGGCCAAGCTGTGCAGCCCGGGTGAGCACAAGACTATTTTTGACTCGATGGTCACTCAGCTGGCGAACAACACCGAGGCCGACCTCGAGAAGATCTATAACAATCAGATGGGGTTTCCACTGGGAGGCGATGATGGGTGAGGGATCTGAGAGCGACTACACGCTCGAGGAGGGGCTGCCAGAGGGCTGCACGTTCGAGCGCATAGAGTTGGACAACATCGAGGCCACGGCCGCCACGCAGGTACGTGTGAAGCTGGACGCTGCCACGATCGACGCCTACACCGAGGATTTCCGCAACGGGGCGAAGATGCCGCCGCTGGATGTGTTCCGCGAGGAGAACAGCGAGCGCAACGTCATGGCGGACGGCTTCCATCGCCAGCGCGCGGCAATCAATGCCGGGTGGGGAGACATTGGCTGCATCGTGCATCCTGGTGGCCTGCATGACGCGCTAATCTATGCGCTGTCGGCCAATCGACATCACGGCCTGCGCCGCACCAACAGAGACAAGCGCAACGCTGTGGAAATGGCCCTCAAGGACCCTGAGATCTCGCAGTATCAGCAGCAGGAAATAGCTGACATTTGTGGCGTCACACGGCAAACCGTTCGCAGGATCCAGCACGACCTGCTCGCCGATGACGATGAGACCAATGGAACAAAGTCGCATGAGCCTAGCGTTGCGGAGCCCAAGGATGACGATTTTCGCGACGATGGCACCAAGCCAACACAGGAGGAGGTCGATCTCACTGAGCTCAGGCAGGCCTGCTCCCTGGTTAAAGCCTTCCCTTACGAGGGTTCCGACGCTGCCCGCAAGCTGGACCTCACTCCTGACGACATCGCAGATCTCGAGTACGTCTCAACATGGTGTGCCAATGCGGTTCTGACTCGCCGTAGTGGGAGCGATGATAAGCATGGGAGTGGCCCGATGGGTCAGAGTTTGTGATGCCTGACTTTCGATATACGCTCAACGATGAGGAGGTCGAGGCCTTCCAAGTCACCGAGGACACGCGCTATCAGGAGAAGCGGTGGCCCGAGTGGATGCAAAGCCGCTACCTGATGACGATTGACGGTCACGAGTGGCTCACGGTCAACGAGGTCGAGACCGAGATCCCGACCTTGGGCTGGATCCTCAGGCGCGCCAATGGCCAGATCGAGGCGGTCGACTACTCGATCATGGAGGAGGCCGTCAAGACCGTGGTCGATGAGCCGCCCAAGCGTGACGAGCCGAGCGAGGTCAATGAGGAGGGGCTGGTCGCACTTGCTGCGAAGCTGGCCGGCATGACGGTCCCTGAGTTCGAGGCCGAGCAGGTAAAAAAGGCGGCCAAGCGCGCGGGCCAGCCAGCCCCCGAGATAACCATGTCAGCGATTAACGAATGTCCGCCTGTCGAGGACACTTTTATGATTGAGGTAACCGAGGCCTATGCGCTTCTGAGGGATGGCCGCACCATCGCCAAGGGCATCAAGGCCTTGCAGCAAGCACTGGCCAAGCGTGTCGAATGGTGCAACTGCCCGCCCGCTCATTGTGAGGGTGGGGATTTCATTGGCTGCCGGCAGAACAGCCCGCTGGCTAAATAGGAGACGATATGCGAACGCTGTACTGCTCAATCTGCAGCACAAATTTTGACGTCGACACCGAGGGAGTCGAGGGAGATATAGGCATCATCCCTGTGGCGTTCTGCGCTACCTGCAGGACCGGGATACATGACTTCGCGCAGCAAACGTGGGATCTGGTGCCTCGCGACATGCTGCATCTTGGTGCCAAGGAGGAGGACTGCGGCTGCCCTGAGAATGCGGAGCTCCATTGCATATCGGTAATCTGTCCGCGCAGGTGAAGAAAAAACCTGACAAGAAAATAGAGGCGGCCGAGGCCCCCATGTGCCGGCTATGCGAGACGCGGCACTGGTCTCAGCAGCCCCACCACTTCAAGCCAACAGAAAAGGAAAAGCCGAAGCGCGACCGCGATGATTGAGGACCGCCAGTATCAGGACGATGACGTCAACCACGCCATGAACCACGGCGTAAACGACAAAATCATCCATTGCGCACCGACCGGGTCCGGCAAGACAATCATCCAGGTCAAGATCGCCAAGCGCGAGCTCGACCGCGGAGACGCTACGGCAATCCTCACGCCCCGCAACGAGATATTCGACCAGACGCTTGCCCATGCCCGAGATCATTGCGGCTCTAGCAACGTCAGCGTACTGAGGGCACGCCGTGAGGGCGAGTATTGGCAGCCCAGTAGGCCGGTGCATATTGTCAGCTGGCCGACGCTGATCGCCCGCGTTCGTAGAGATAAAGATTTCTGGTTTCCGAAAGTCCAGCGAGTTCTTGTCGATGAGTGCCACCTGTCGGTGGCGCCGAAGATCCTCGAACTGCTCGAACACTACGCCCCCAAGGCCCGTATCGACGGCTACACGGCAACCCCCGCCCGCCTGACTGGCCGGGGCCTTGGGTTTTTCTTCACTGAAATAAAGCATGTCACCACGGTCAGGCAGCTGATCGCTGACGGCTACCTCGCCCCGATAGAATACTATGGGGCCTCCACGCCTGACCTCACCGGCATCAAGATCCGAAGGGGAGACTATGAAACTAAGAAACTCAGTAAGGCGTGCATCGAACTGGTCGGGGACGCCGTGGACAACTTCCTGCGGCTGGCACCTGACCGCCACACAATCGTATTTGCTGTCGACATTGCCCACTGTGAAGCCCTCGCAGACCGATACCGCCGAGTCGGCATCAAAGCCGCGGCCCTCCACACTGGCATGGACACACCGGAGCGGGATGCGGTTGTATCATCCTTCAAAGCCGGATCTATCCAGGTACTCTGCAACGTAAGCATCGCCAGCTACGGGTTCGATGCGCCGAGCGTCAACTGCATCCAGATCTGCCGCCCCACCAAGTCGATCGTGCTGCACCTGCAGATGATGGGCCGCGGCATGCGGCCGGCCATGGGTGAGGACGGCCTGCCGATCAAGGACCGAGACCACCCTGATTTCAAAACCTGCCTTGTACTGGACCACGCCGGCAACGTCCAGGGTCTAGGCATGGCTGACGATCTGTACCGCTGGCGCCTCGATGAGGGCTCGGCTGCCTGCCACAACTGGACGCGCGACGAGCGCAGCGGTGAGTCAGATGAGGCCAAGCCCCACACCTGCGACAACTGCCAGCATATTTTTTCGCAATCGAGGATCTGTCCGAAATGTGGCTGGAAGGTGCCGTTTGCCAAGCGCGACGTCGACACCACGGAGGCCGACCTCGTGCCTATCGGCCGCAACCAAGCCCACGCGCTGCCTGACGGCTGGCCCTCGTATGAGGTTTTTTTCGGCATGCTCAGGCACTACTACCACGAGAAAAAGAAGTCGAAATATGCGGCGATTATGACGTTCAAGGACAAGGCCAAGTGCTCGCCGCCCGAGGATTGGAATAATCACGCCATGGTCCCGCCGAGCCAGCGGGTGCTGAACTGGATCATTCACAGGAATATAAAATATGCCGCCCAACAACGTAAGCGACGAGCCCAAGGTTCATCCTAGTACCGAGCGGCTGCGGTTCCTCGCGGATCGCATGGCCTGCCTGATGCTCGAGCTCGTGCGCCGGGACATGGATTTCGGCACGTTCTGCCACGAGGAATTTTTCGAGGGTGAAGTGGCCGACCACCTGCGCAAGCACAAGGACTACGACACCTGCCTGGACTTCGTCCGCCGCATGCTGAGGAAGCACGATGCCCGCGAAAAAAGCTAAACGCTGGACCGAGGAGGACGTCAGGCGCCTCAAAGCTGTCGGCCAGCCCGAGAAAAAGGGCCGCTATGGCAACGTCAAGAAGATCGAGGAGGACGGCCATCGCTTCGACTCCAAGCGGGAATACCTGCGCTACCTGGATCTCAAGCTGCTCCTCCGTGCTGGCGAGATCAAGCACCTTGAAGTGCATCCGGAATTCCCGATCACGATAGGCGGGGTGCCGATCATGGTGAGCTCGAATCAACACCAGAAGTGGGACCGGCACCTGACCTACGAGGCCGATTTCAAGTACGCCGAGAAGCAGGGCGCTTGGTGGCCGGTGGTCATCGAGGACGTCAAGATGCAGAGCGGGCACCGCACCGGGATCTACAAAATCAAACGAGCCCTGATGAGGGCCATGGGTTACGACATACGGGAGTATTGATATGGCATCACCGAATAACTATCGAGCCGGGACAACAAAAACATACAACAGGGGGGCCATGAAAGCCGAGGACATCAGGGCCGAGTTCGTCAAGGTCGGTTGGGTTGGCAGGCTGCGAGAGCGCAAGCCGTGGGTCAAGCGGACGCTGCTCTTTGAGCGGTGCAGCAACAATAC